AATACCATTGTATTAATTTGTCCGTCTAAACTAAAACCTACATCAGTCCAAGTAATACCATCATTTGAATAATAAATATTACCTTGATTAGTCCCTACATATGTTAAACCATTAAAATTTTGAATAGATGCCGTAATATTGCCCCAAGTAGAAGGAAAAGACGAACTTAATGGTGTTAATGCATCGGGAACGCCTTCATTAATCATTGTAAGTTTATAATTATTCTCAGGAGTAGTAGGTGGAATACTACCAGTTGAAGAAGAATAAAAATTTACAGAATTTACACCATATTTATTAAAAGATGGTGTTGTTATTTGAGGGACACTATCAATACCATTACTATTCATATTTAAACTTCTATTAATATTAACTCTATTTAAATTAGCATTACAAGATAAAAAAGGTATTAAAGAACTACCAACACCAACTTCTAAATTTATAGTTCCTCTTTCTGCTGTTGAAGTAGTAGAAGTAGAATCAACTGATATTCTCGCATATTCTTTTTTTGTTCCAACACTATTTTTAGCGTAAAAACTTTCTCTTATAGATTCGCCATTAACTGCGGTTCTTTGATTATAACTTTCAGTATATAGTAATCCATTATTAACAGTATTATTAACAGAAAGAGCATTCGAATTAAGGGTTATATTATTTACAGTTATATTTTGAGCGGTTGCGGTTGAAATAGCAGAAATAGCATTAGTATTCATATTTATTGATGTAGAACCAGCACTATTATTAGAAACAAGAACTTGAGATAAAGTAGGAATAGAACCAACAGCACCATCGACATATAATTTGTTGCAAATGTCATCGTTGGCAACCGGAACAACGGCAGTTTTCGGGCATGTTGTAAAGGTCTTCACGTTGTTGATTGTTGAATTTCCATTAACTGGCACGTATCCACCAACTGGAATAGGTGTTAATTGTCCTATTTCGTATTCTAGATATGAAACACGATTATTTAAACTATAATTTGAATAACTCATTTATATATACTATTGAGATATAAAATAATTATAAAAAAATAAAAAAAGTTTAGATTTTTAAAAAAAAATATGTAGATTATATTATATATAATGGATAGTAAAATATTTGAAAATCTAAAAAATAAGGGAATTGGAGAATCATCTCTTAATCTTTATTTTAACAATTTAAAAAGACTTAATGATGGTAATGAAATCAAAAACTTTAATTTTTTAAAAGATGATAAGAAGATATTAGAGAAAATTAAAGATTATAAAAAAAATACTCAAAGAACATATTTAATTTCTATTGTTTCACTTCTAAAACAAGAACCAAAATTAAAGAAAATATATGAACATTATTATAATCTTTTAATGGAATATAACAAAGATTTAAAAACTAATAATGATAAATCTGAAACTCAAAAAGAAAATTGGATTAGTCAAGATGAAGTAAAAAAAATATATTCTGATTTATCTGAAAAAGTAAAACCTATTTTAGAAAAGAAAAAGATTACTTCAGATGAATATAATTTACTTTTACAACATATGATATTGAGTTTATACACTTTACAACCACCACGAAGAAACCTCGATTTTCAAAATATGTTAGTTGTTAGAGGTTATACTCCTGAAATGGATAAGGCATTTAACTATCTTGATTTAGATAATAAAAAGTTTCATTTTAACAACTACAAGACGAATAAAACCTATTCTACCCAAACTACTGATATTTCTGAAGAATTATATAGTGTTATTATCAAGTTTTTGAAATTCCATCCAGAATTTAAACAACTAAAGAAAAAAGGATGTTCTTTTCCGTTCTTAGTAGATGCAAATAATATTCAATTTGAAACTAAAAATAGTATAACAAGAATATTAAATAAAATATTTACTAAAAAAATAGGTTCTTCAATGTTAAGAAATATATATCTTACATCTAAATATTCAGATAATTTGAATGAACTTCAAAAAGATGCGAAAGCGATGGGAACAAGTGCATCAACTATTGAAAACCAATATGTTAAATTAGAAAAAAATGAAATTTAAAATCTGTTATCTTTCTAATTTGTTATATATAAATTGAAACTAAGCAGATTTTATCCAATCACAAACTAATATATCATATGGTTTTCCGGTTTCATCTTTCTTTTCTTTACATTTTTCTAAAAACTCATCTAATGTATGACCTGTTTGGAACATTAAAATTCTAGCTATACACCATTTACCACATGTATTTATACCATCTTGTAAATTTTGTAATTTCTTTTTATTATATTCATATTTTACTGGTTCTAATAATCTCGATAAATCATATTCATCTTGACCCAACCAACGACGAACCATTAAAGGAATAAATTTAAGTTCTCCATCAGGTTTTACACCGTAAGAATCAAACCATTCAAATTTGTCTTTATTACGTAATAGACAGCACCAATGACCCTGATTTTTCTTTTCTTCAGTTAATATGATAACAAAATCTTTTTCATTAGGTAGTAAATCGTAAATTGTAGTATAATCTTTTAGTTCTGAATACTTTTTAATTTTGCATCCTTCACCTAACCACCTCTTAAAATCAACATCGCTAATCATCTGGTCTAACATTTTCTTATAATAATTTATAACTGCTTCTTTTCTTTTCAACATTATTTATATACAATTAAATTAGAAAAAAAATTTAAATAAAAATAAATAGTTTAGATTTTTCGAAAATAAAATCTAATATAATATATATATACAAAAATGGTTCATTTTGAAAATAGTTTTCAATATGGTATTCAAGAGGAGAAAGAAGTTCTTCCAATTATTAAAGAGTTTTTTAAAAGAGATATAGAACAATCAACAAATAAATGGTCAAAATATGATTTTTTTGATAGTGAAACAATATACGAATTGAAAAGTAGAACAAACACACTAAATAAATATCCTGATACAATGATAACAGCTAATAAAATAGTTGATGAAAGTAGAAAACAAATATTACTTTTTAATTTTACTGATTGCATTGCTTATATAGAATATAATCCTGAAACATTTAAGAAATACCCAAAGAAAAAGTTTTCAAGGGCTCAAATAAAAGCAGATGAAAAAGAACATATTTTTATACCTATACAAGATTTAAAAATAATATCATTAAAAGAAGAAAAAGAAAAGAAAATTATAGTTGATTTTAATTAAAAATATAGTTATTTTAATTAAAATTTAATTGAAAAGCCACGCCCCATTAATCATTCCATCTATCATTGATGTTAATATACCAATTTCAAACTCAATTTTTCTAATTTTTCTTGTTATTTGTCCTAATTTTGAACCATATGATTTATTTGATTTTCTAATCAAATTAGGACAGTAAGTATCTAATCTGAGTAGTTTATCATATTCAGTCTTTGATTCATCTCTTGTATCTAACCATCTTAGACTTAACATATCTAATTGTTCGTAAAAACCTTGTCTAACTTTTCTAAGTTCTTCAATTTTATCAATATTTATATTCTCCATACTTATATATATATATATATTTTTAAATACTTTTTTAAATTTTTAGACTATTTAAAGAAATTTTTCAAATCTTGCAAGTTTCAAATTATATATAACAAAATTGAAACTTAACAGATTTTCATTATTCTACTGATTTAGTTAAAAAACATTCTTTTTCACTTAAACATACTTGTGGGAATGTTTTACTGATGCAAACCCAACGAGATTTTAATTTCTTAATTTTTCTAATTTGTTGTTTATCTAATCCAAGATAAGAATCAAGTAAATATTTTAATGAACGACCCCCAAGAGTAGCGGGGAAGAAAACTATATGATGTGCTTCATTTAAAATAGTTTTTGTTTCATTTCCTTTACAAGGTAAATGTGATGTATAACAACACGAGACATTGAAATGTCGTCCAGTTTCTAAGATTGAGTTTAATATTCCTTGAACTTTGTTTTTCATTAATTTATCAGTTAAACAATCAACATCATCAAAAATAACCATTGAGTTTTTGAAGTCTTCAGCGGTGATGTCTTCAGTTAATAAATCTTTTTCTAATTTAATCCTTTTAACTCCACCTTTAATTTGGTCAATACTTCCTAAATCTCCTTTAAGACTAGAAAACAAATATATATCACGTTTTGGATATGCTCGTTTGTATTCATCACAAAATGATTTACAAAACCAAGATTTACCAGAACCAGATTGACCAGTTATATAAACAACTTCTCTTTCTTTTTCCATATTTGGAATTAATTGATATTGTTCAGGTGTTTCTTCATTTAAATTAAATTCATTAAATGGTTTTCTTACTTCTTCGATTTTCTCACAAACTGAAATGACAGGGGTTTTTTTACTTTTAGAATTTTTAATATACGCCAATGGAACACCTTGATTTTCAAAATTTAATGCCATATTTATCTATACTAAATAATTAGATTTTTATTTTTTTCTAAATAATTTAATCCGGCTTTATTTACAATATCAGATATATCAGAACTTAAATTTTCTAGTCTCTTCTTAATTTCTAAAATATTTGATACTCTACAAACATCGTCTATTCGTCTTGATACATTACCTAAATCATATTCAGTATTATAACTTAGATTTTGTTTAATTATTTGTAAGTTGTTTTTTACATTTTCTATTTTTGGTTTTCTAAATTCTTGTTCCAGCACCAAAATTAACACATCAATATCTGCTCTTGCTTTGTTGATAATTCCAACATCAGAATTAAAAAACTCACTTAATGCATCTAATTTTCTAGTTGTTCCATTTTTCATTAAATAATAAGCAAATGAACGTTTTAATGCTTTATAATAATTCTTTTCATCTATTTCTTCACTATAACTATTTTTAATACTTTCTAAAATATTATCTCTTGTTAAATCTGAAAAATTAAAATTACCTTCTTTACCAAATTTAAAAAAATAATTATCACTATATTCTGTAAATGCTCCATTTATATAAGCTATTACATCTAATTTAATAGTTGCTTTTTGAGTCAAACAATCAATCATATAGTAAGTTTTACCTTTTACTTTTTGATAACCATTAATCATATCTTTATAATTCCATCTTAAAGCTTCACCGCTTACATCTTCTCCACATTTGAAATCAGTAATAAATATATTTTCATCTTCTTTAGCAATTTTGAATTTATCACAGAACATTTTCCAAACATTAAATAAAACGTGTTCTGATGAACCGAATTTATCAATTTCATTTAAATCAAAATCAGAATTATATTTTATCTTTCTCAAACTAGATGAACCAATAACTGTATATTTACCATTTATAGACATTAAATTAAAAATTTTACTAATATTTTTATTAAAATCTTCAATTTTTCTTTCACTGAAACTATTCATATATATATTTATAAGAGATATTTTGTAGGACAATTTTTATAAAATTCTTGAAAACTTAATTTTTTTAAACTGCCTCCACTAATAGAACCGCCTGATTGTGCTTTTTGTGCATATGATTTTACGGCTATAGCTACATCTAAATATAATTTATCTAATGCATTTCTGTATTGATTTGCTATTTCAAAACCATTATCTAAATATAAACTTACTATATCTAATCCGATATTATTAGATTGTTCAATTACTTTTTCAACTTTTTCAGCCATATCTTGAACATCTAATCTATCAAAATAATTAATATTTTTCTTAATTCTAGCATTAAATAATATATTTGCTCTTGATACTAATGAAATTAATTTTGTTATAACATATAACAAAGGATTTTGTTTAATACCTGTATTTCTAACATCATCTAATCCTTCCTCATCCCAATAATCAAATTCATCTTCTGCTATTTCTTCAGCATCTTGATTATTTGCATCTGGGGCTGGCTCACCTGAATATGCATCTGTTCCTCTAGATGATTCAGTAAGGTCTGAATCTGATGAATCATCTGAATCTGAGGGGTCTTCATCTGAAGGGTCTCCTCCTGCTCTTCCTCTATAAATTGAATTAGTTCCTATAGTTTCCCATGTTGAAGATGCACTACTTGGATTAGTTCCAACTGATGATAAACCAAAATCAGAATCAGCATCGCCAACTTCTCCTAACATATCAAAGGGTCTTGTTCCTCTTCTACTAGGTTGTGAAAAATGTGATGAACTTGCATCACTTAAACTTGAAGCCCTTGAAGCAGTCGAAACACTTTTAGCATTTGAATCACCTTTTTTACTAAAAATGTTTGAATCACCTTTTTTACCTTTTCCACTTCCACCGGTCATTTTTTGTCCATTTACATTAGCAACAACCCAACTATTAGGTTCTGGTCTTCCTGTGAATCTATCTGTAAATCTAGGTAGATATTTACCAACTATTTTCTTTCTTCCTCTTCCTCTTCCTTCTAATGTCCCCTCTTGTTTGGTTTTACCTAATATTGAATCTTTTATTTTAAATTGTGGATTGTTTGCAAGAAGCCTAATTATTCCTTCAACATCTCCTCTGTCATTCCATCTTAACCATTCTGCTCTTTCTTCTGGTTCTAATTCATCGGGGTTTGCATTTTTAAAAAGTTTAAGACTATCAATTAAAGAAGATACAAGACTTTTCAATGCACTTTGTTGAGATGATATCCCTACTAATTCACTCAAAAAATCTTCGTAAAATTCTTTAATATCTATTGGTCTTTTAGAATTTGCTATATCAGCATTTTCTGCACTATTTTCTAAATTTTTAAGTGCTATTGTTCGTAATTTTTGAGATGTTCCAAAAACTGAGTCGGGGTTATACTCCATATTTGCTTTATCACTTAATAACGGCATTATATATATATAATAGTGAGATATAAAAAAATATAATTCTAATAAAATTATATTATTTTATTTTATTTTTTAAAATCTGTTAAGTTTCCTTTTTATTATAACAAATTAGAAAGATACAAGATTTTCTTAATAAAGATTATTTTGTTTGACATATTTTGAGGCATCGCACATACTTAGACCTTTTTGAGACATTACTTTTTTTACGATTTCAGCTCTTACACTTCTAGCACCTCCTAGCCTAGCAGGAGGAACTTTCCCACGAACACCATGACCATCAGCACCTAAAAGTATCGCACCACCTTTAAATTTTCCTTGAACTTTCATCAAAGATTTAGGATAAGAAGGCATTATTAATTGTTCAGTTTGAGATGACAACATCGCCCCGCCTTTTCTTGGTCTTCCTCTTCCTTTTTTAACAGGTTCAATTTTAGATGATACACTAGATTTTAATGTAGATAATAATGAATCTAAATAAGCATTATCTGATGCTTTACCTTTTTTAGTGCTTCCTTTAGGTCTTCCACGTTTTCTACCAGACCCAACATTAGGAGCGGGAGCACTTGGCATTAATTTACTTTCAATTTCACCTCTAATATAATCTTTAGCAAGTCCAACGGGGTTTAAATCTTTTATTAACATTTTAGAAGGATTTTTTTGATATGCAGTTGGTTTATCAATATATCCTTTAGCCATTTTTTTGCCTATTTCTAAAGCAGGGATTAATTCAGGTTGAGCAGTTCCTAATACATCAACACCCATATCTAAACCTTTATTAACTAATGGTTTAACTTCTTTGTCTAATACGTGATAAAGTGATTTAACGGCTTTTTTACCAATTAATTTTTTTAATCCTCTATCAAATTTTTTACCAAATATACCAGAACCATTTAATGATTCAGATGCTAAATCATCAGATTCATTATACATTGCATCTAACATTGAACCGCCAGAATAACCAACAGCAAGAGTAGAAGGGTTAAAATCAGTATTACCAGCTAAAACGAAATTTCTTGTTCTTTTTCCACCGAACATTACAGGTTGAGGAATATGATGAATCATATCTAATTGTTTAGCGTGTAAATTACGGGCTATAGTATCGTAATATAAGTCCATTTTATATATATAATATATAATAGATAAAAAATATATTATATATTTTTTTTTAATTTGTAAAAATAAATTAAAAGAAAATTTAAATATTAAATATTAATTCTAAGCTAAATGTTTGGCAAGTCTTCGCATTGCTCCACCGGAAGATGCTCCACCAGATGAATGACCACCAGATGAATGACCGCCAGATGAATGACCACCTGAAGCAGGGTCAGCTTCTCCTTTATTGCCTATTTTTCTTCGATGTTTAACAAAGTTATATAAACCGCTCATACCTCTATTTATCATTTTTCCACCTACTAAACGTTTATATTCATCTGATTCAAGGTGTGGAATAGGGTTTTGCTCTTTAGTAGTTAATACCATTTGTTTGGTTAAAATCCCAGTAAATATTTGTGATGTGCCCTGTTGAGTAGCAAAAATACCACTATTAACAGTGATGATACAAAGTTCAGGAACAATACTATATCCGAATTGATTTCTAACTTTTAAGTTAAATTGTAATTGGTATTGACCAAGAGAAGAAGAACTTAAATAATCAGGTAATGAAAAATCGTAGCAAGGATTAAGAACTAATAAAGAGCCGGTTGTTGGTAAAAATTGACCAGCACCACCACCAACGGCAGGAGGATTTAAATTTGCTAATGCATCACCGCCAAATTCGTAATAAGATTGAGCAGAACCATTTTTATAACTGATATTATACAAATCATTTCTTGTTGCAGATGCAAGGAGACCAGAACTATTATTGAAATTTACTGAAATTCCGTTAATTTGTAAGAATGATGAACTATTAGCAATATTTTGGCTACTCATTGGGATTCTTGCACATATAATAATTAAATCAGGAACTTGATTCAATTGGATATTTTGAGATGTAATTGAGTCCTCTAAACCAGCACCAATGGGATTTGAGTTGGTAAAAGTAGTCAAATATCTTGGATAATCTAAATAAGGGACTATATTTTTGGTGCTAATTTTTGCATATTGAGAAGGTTGAAGTGATAAGAAGTTAAATAATAATCTTGTATTAGCAAACCCGACGGCTTGAGTTGGAGAACCAAGGGTGACACCGCCAAGAGGATTGATATATGCAGGAACTAAAGCACCATTTAATATTTGAGTGTTTGCAGTAGATAATAAACGTTTGCAAGTATTATCAACGTTAAGAACGAATGACATATTATTTACACCTACTAAACCGGCTTGATTGTCGGGCTCACAATTAATGAACGGGCTAAGTGCTAAAAATGGCTCAGTAAAAGTTCCAGTAATAATTATCTTCCAAGTATCAGTGACGGCAGTTGATACAACTGAAGCATCAGTTAAGACACCAGCAATAAAATGTTGAACTACAACTGAAACAGGGAAAGCACCACGAGGGGCAAAATCAAGGTCATACCCATTATTATTAATACCGGCTAAAGTGTTATTATTAGTAAGAATACCATCAGCATATAAACCATATGCATCATCAGGTAATGAAGGAGTCATTGAATTGTATCTAGATAGCATTCTTTTATCATTCATTCTCATTAACATAGGAAGAACATCTTGAGTATTAGTTGATGTTGAAACGTTGTTGATGGTGCATTGAGTAGTAGTAAATAAAGAGTTAAGAGGGAAAGCTTGAAGTGATTCAGTTAAACCGTAATTGAATACAGTATCACCAATAGGAACTTGATAATTTACATCAGTGGCAGAACCAGCATTTACAGTAAAAGTAAGTGTTGATTGTATTAATAGATGTCTATCAATAAGAATATTTTCACTAGGAACTTGGACATTGAAAACTACTGATGAATTAGAAGCAGATACGGATTGAAATTGTTGATAAGTAGATTGAGAACCTGAACTTTGAACACCGAATACTTCTTCATTAGTAATTGATGCTATTCTTGAATCTTCGATTAACACGCATTTGAAATCAGACATTATATATATAACTAATTGAGAGAAAAAATTTACAGAAATTTATATATTTATAATAAAATCTTCTAACTTTCTAAATTATTATAATAAATTTGAAACTTACAAGATTAAAAAAACTATACTATATTTTATTTATTTATAACTGTATCTTTTCTAGTGAATAAAAACTTTATTGTTGCACTACTTCCAGCACTTAATCTAAATGGATTAAATTGTCCTTGTTTATCTTTCCAAAAAATAGTCAAATCTAAAGTATAAATAGGGCGATTTCCTAAAAGCTCAACAAGTCTATATTGGGCGGTTGGTTGATAAACAATATTTGGTTTATATATTCCATCATCACTAACAAAGTCAGTTATAATTTGTGATATATTAGAATTATTACTTGAATTAGTTAAGACAATACCATTAATATATAATAATGGGCTTGAAAGTTGATTAGATACAATTGGAAGAGTATTCGAACAGAAAACAATTGAAGCCACAGGAGTCCAGAGAGCAACAGTTGAATATTCTTGTATTGTTTCTATTGCAGTATAAAGTGGAGCAGTAGGTGGAAATTGAACTGTATTTGCACCTCCAAAAGTATTTGTTTGTATCTGATAATTTCGTCCTAATGCGTCATTAAATGTTTTAATATAAAATGGGAAACTTGAAAATTGTTGATGTAAAGCAGAATTAAAATACATTTGTATGTGATTTGGATTAATAGTTGAATAACCGGCTAAATCAGAATTTAAGATTGCTATATTATTAGTTGTATCGTAAGTAAGGACAGGGGGATAAACTGAAGGAAGAACAAGACCAGATGCAATTACTTGAGCGTTTAAATTATTGAAAGCACTTAAAAAAGTTTGATTAATCAAGTATATCCAGTATTGATAATTATAGATATCGTAATAACCAGTTTTATTATTTTGTAATCCGTTGTTAGTTTGAGATGGTGGAAGTGGAACACCAACGGCTAGGTCTTGTGGAGCAAATTGAACATATCTTTGTGATGTGAATACTTGAAAAGGTGCGACAGGATTTTGCCACTGTAAAGTTAATGAATATATAGTATCATTGACGTTTGTTGAGAACGGTTTTATTTCAGGAATCAGAACTGGAAGAGTTGGAGTATCTAAAGTAAAACGAATGATGCTCATATAATATTGTTCAGGGTCAGATACAAAAGGACTAGAACGTGTTTCATTAAAATATGCAATTGGTGGAGCAGTGTTATCATTATTCAAATTTGTGATTACTACATCGTAATATAGTTTTTCAGGTAGAACTCTATTTGTAAAACTCATTATATATATTATAACATTAGATTTAATTTATAAATAAATTTTTATAAACTATTTTTCTTTTATAACATCTTGTAAAATACCAATTGTTAATAAGTCTCTAATTATACTTTTTTCACTCGTTGGAACATCTGGTATAAATTTATTATTTAACCAATCACAAAACCTTTCAAAACAACTCATATTATTATTAAACTAGATTATTTTTAAAAGATTATTACAAATATATAATCTAAATGATTTAATTATATATATTAGATTATTACAAATATGAAATCTAATAAGTATATGTAAAAATTTTAAAATTATTACAAATATAAATCTAATATTACATCATATATCATTTAGATTATTACAAAATAATAATCTAAATATATATTTTAAGAAATCTGTTAAGTTTCCTTTTTATTATAACAAATTTGAAACTTACAATCTTTTAACCCTTGCCTGAATATCCTTAACTCTATTATTAAATATTCTTTGAGTAATAACATCTTTTAACTTATCTGCTTGAAGTATTATCTTCTCTATTTCTTTTGCTGTTATTTTTCTATCACTAATAGTTTGACTTTCCATCGAATCCACTTTTTTATTTGCTTCATCTAATAATTTAATCATCTTTACTAAAGCGGGTTCTTCCTTTACTGGTTCCGGTTCTGGTTTTGCCTTAGATTGCTTCGCCTCATATTCTTTATATTCTTTATACTTATCATCTAATTCAACTAATTTACTCTCTACATGTAATTTACGACTTGGGTAAATTGACTCAGGATATAATTCTTTGATTTTATCTACATATCCTTGATACATCTTATCGTGTAGTTCAAATGCTTTCGGGTTATATACACTACCATACATATTTTTTAACTCTTTTTCAGCACCATCCATATTTTCATTAATTTTTCTGTTTCTCATATCTTCTACAGGATTATATTTTTTTTGTTGTGGTTGTGGTTCTGGTTTAGGTTTCTTATAAGACCTATTTCTTAGATGCATATCTAAACTATCTCTTAAACTACGAACACTATCTTCAATCTCTCTCTTGTTTAATCTATTTTTTGGTTGAGAATCATATTCATTAATTAATCTATTTACTTCTTTTACTACCATATCCACATCTTCATCTTTTACTTTATCTAAATCTTCTAAGCCTTTTGATAATGCTCTAATAGGTTTAAGTTTTTCTTCTTGATTTTCTATTTTTTCTTCATACTTAGTAAATTTTGCCTCTTTCTTTGATTCTTTAGGTTCTCTTCTCTTTTCTAAATTTTCAATTAATTTAATAAAATTTTTATAATCTTCTTCTAATCGTAATGATTCCATATCAGTATTAATATCTTCTTTTTTCATTTTGTTAATAATACTTTGAACATTATCTACTGTTGTTTTTAATAGTTCTTTTAATTGTTTTATATTATATTTTGGTTCTGAAAACTCATTTCTTAATAATTCTTTAAAATCATTTTTAATTTTACTAATTTTATTATAATATTCATCATATTTGTCATCTATTTCTTTTAATTTTTTCTTTTTTTCATTTATTTGTTTTGTTAATTTGGCTTTTTCATTTCTTGATGCATTTTTATATTCATCTTGTAAATTTTCAATATCATCTAATATAATAATTCTTTCTTCTTTCTTAGGTTTTGCTTCTGGTGCTTTTGCTATTGCTTCCTGTAGTTCTTTTTCCATTTGTTGCATCATTTTATTTGTCTTCATTTCTTCTTTTACTGCATTTGACATTTCTTGAAATTTCTTACTTTTTGATAAATCTTTTTCTTTTTTCTCTGCTTCTTTTTTAATCTTATCTTTTATTTTCTTATTTACCTTTTCCATTTCTTTCTTTACATCTGCTTCGTATTTATCCCATTTTTTCCATATTTTTTTAACTCCTTTATTATATATTTTCTCATTCTCCCCATCGTAAAATATAGGGTCTTCATCAAGATGTTGTTCTTCTCTCATTAAATCATCTGCTCTATCTATAAATTCTTGTGTTCCCTTAATATCATTAATTGTTACATTACCTGTTTCATATCTTTCTTTTCTCTTTTTTTCTCTCATATCTGATTCTCTTTCTTCTTCTTCTTCTTCTTTTTTCCTTTCTTCTTTTTCTTTTCTGTATATTTCTTTATTTTCTTCTTCAACTGTCATTTTGGGTTCTGGCATCTCTGGCATTTTAGGCATTTCAATTTTACCCTTTAATTTCATATTTGACGCTTCATTTAATAATTCAATTAATTCTAAATCTGGAATATTTGGCATTTCAAGAGCTTTTTTTATTTCTGTTTTTTCTACTTCACTAATTAACTTTTCTGTTAAAGCATTAGTTAAATTAGGAAGTAATAAAGGGTCTTTTAATTTTATTGTTTCCATTTTTTTAATAAAGTTTAAAATAGGAGCATTCTTTTTATCTTTTACTTTCTTTTCTTTTTCTGATTCTTTAACATCTTTCTTTATCATATTAATTATTTTTTTTACTGAAAATTTATTCGCACTTTTTTGTAATTTCTTATCATCTCTTCTTCTCATCATATCCGCTTTTCTTCTTTCTTCAAAATCTTTTAATTCAGCCTTTATTTCTGCTTTCTCTACTGCTTTAGTAGGTAGTTTAAGAACTGGGTCTTTTTTAGCATCATCTAATGGTCTAACATTTTCAATTACTTCAACACCTTTTTTAATTGAATCATCTTTATAAAATTGATGTTTAAGAATATTTTCATCATCTGATTCTGATAATTTTGTAATCCAAATAACTGCTATAGGAACCTGAACACCACCTGAAAATTTATTAAAATGTTTGAATTTATCATTTTTTACATCTGTTTTCTTTCCATATCCAAATGTTTCATATTTAAAAGTTTTAGTTTCAAAATCCTTTGTCCATGCATCTCTTTTTTCATTATTTATCCAACCTGTGCCGGTGATGGCTACCATCTGACCACCAACTTTTAAAAATGCAAATGCACGTCTAACAAATTCAATATCATATACTGCTTTTTCTAATAATGCATTATTATCTTTACTGATGTGAAAAGGTGGATTTAAAAATATATAATCATATCTTTGACTACCTAAGAAAGTCAAGAAATTGCTTGATGATAATAAATTAACTGTATTATTTGTATAATTACTTCCTACTAGTTTTAATTCAAATTTTTCAATTAATTTTTCTCTATTAGGTATATCTAATTCTATACAATCAATTCTGACTGATTTTTCAAGTTTCATTATTGGAATAATTAAAGCACCGTGTCCGGCTGTTGGTTCTAATACTGTAAAACTATCTTCTCTATCTGCTATATCTGTTTTAGTTAGTAAATATTTAGCAAGGTCTGTATTAGTAAAATATTGTTGAAGTTCTTTCTGTGTTGTTTTTCCTTGTCTTATTTTATCCGCATATATTTCATTAGTTTTTAATATTTTAATATTTTTCTCTGCTAGTAATTTAGCATATATTTCTGCTTGTCTTTCATCTGATAGTGTTCCTTCTTTCTTTTCTAATTTCATTATTTCGGGTAATAATTCACTTTGATAAGATTCAAAAAGTTGAATATCGCCTTCTTTACTTCCAAATCTTTCTATAAATTCTCGTATATTTTCACCTTTTGATTTTGACATTATCAACATTTTTAAATCTATTGAAAAACTAGTTACTTCAGAAAATCCTCCTTTATCTTTATATTCTTCTTCTGTTAATAAATTTTCATATTTATCTTTATTTTCTTTGTTTTTATTGACCCAATCCCATACTTTATCCCATTTATTATCCATCTCTTCTACTGGGTCATCTGATGCACCATATTTTATTTTTTCACTATCAATAATATTGTTTATTACTTTCATTTTACCTCTATTATATTTTTCATTCCATTCAACCATTTTGTCTATTCTCCAATCTTTTCTTTTATCACTTAATATTTCCGCTTCTGTATATTTTTTTACATTTTCATCTGTTGCATGTAATTTTTGAGGTATTTTATTGTAGGCATCCCAACCTTCAAGTCTTGTATAACTTTTTTTATTTTTCCCTGTTCCTGATGTTCCTGTAATAGATTCTTCTGGTATAAATAGTTCAAAACCTTCGTGATATGGAATTACTAATTTTTTTAATTCTTTTAATGTTGGTAGATAACCACCATTATTTACAGACCTTGCTTTTTTCTGTTTTAATTGTAATTCATTAATTTCACGGTTCAATCTTATCCAATCTTTAAAATTTGGTTCTGATATTTTTTCAGCCATTTTTATCGATGCTTTATTACAATATAACAATCTATATACATTAACGTATCTATCTATAAATTCGCCTTTTTCATTCTTTGCTTTAAGACCAAAATGAGATTTATATCTGATGGCTCTTGCTATAATTTGCTCACTTAGTGCATCATTCCATTGTGAATCCATCAGAATAATATTCTGTGTATTAATTGTATCAACTCCTTCCGCTCCTGCTCTACTAATTAATAAAACTCTATATTTATCATTAATATATTTTTTTTCTGATTCATTAATTTTACTTAAGTCAAAAAAATCAGGATTACCGAAGTTATAACCATTATATAATTTTTTAGATTCTTCTTTTTTATTTGTTGAATCTCTTCCTGTAATTGTTCTTACTTTTATTTCTGCTTCTTCTAATGCATCTTTTATTGATTGAATACCAACGCCATATAATGCACTATATACAATAAATTTCTGTTCTTTGTTTTTTAAAATTTCATCTACTATCCATTTTATTTTAGGATTGTTTAATTTATTAATTGCATTTGATGCATATCTTTCTGCACTAAAAAATGCATTAGGATTTTTTGATGCATCATTATCAGGAATACCACTTCTTTTTATTTCTTCATATTTTTTTTCTTCTTCTTCTGTCATCTTAAGAGGTATGTATTTTTCACGCATTTCTGGAAAATCTCTATCTTCTATCGCTTTTTCATCTTCATTTATTTTTGTATAACTAATTCTATAATTAAAATAATCATTAATGTTTTCTTCACTTGTAAGCATTTGTCCAAATGTTGCGGGTTCTATTGGGCTTCTATTATCTACCATCGCTAATAAATTTTCAATATCATATAAACCATTTATAAATGCTGTGCCAGTTAATAACATTATTTTGTGTGCTGTTTCACTTGCATATTTCATTATTCTTGCCCCTTTTATATTTCTAATGGGTATTGCTTCTTTTATTTCATTTGTTTCTATGTCTTTTACTACACTACTTACTATCTGAGTTCTTAAATTGTGTGCTTCATCAATAATTACTAATGTATTTTTAGCTTCAAATGGTCTTCTTGCATATTTTTCGTAAGTAACAAATGTATATCTATTATCACCTACATCTAGACCATATTTAACCATTTCATTCAAAAAGTTATAAATTAGTGCTGATGGTGATATAACTAAAACTTTGTGTGTTGGATACATTTTA